CAAGGTAGTTCAGTGGATAAACGGGGATAACATGTGGACTGCGGTTGCTGTGCTAGGATGGCGTGGTCAAGAGGGAGGCCCTAAACCAGACGATGTTAAACAGAGGGTTGTTTGGATGTTTCCCTTTGCGATTAACATTCGCGAACTGCAAGTTTACCAACCACTGATTGAAAGTTGTCAGAGATTCAATCTTGTTCCTGCTTGGGTAAGCATGGAAGCAGTCGACCGACGTATCACAGATATGTTTGATACGAAGGGTGTTGACGACGTGGTTATTTGCACAGATTTCTCAAAATTCGATCAACATTTTAACCAAGATATGGCCAACGGTGCGAAGTACATACTTCAAAATCTGTTAACCAATGACCAATCTTCGTCCGATTGGATTGATCGAGTATTCCCCATCAAGTACATGATTCCACTTGCGTATGATTTTGGAAAAGTCCGTTTTGGTAGACACGGCATGGGAAGTGGTTCTGGTGGAACCAATGATGATGAAACACTAGCACATAGAGCACTACAATATGAAGCTGCTCTTTCTCAACACCAAAAACTTAACCCAAATTCACAGTGCCTAGGTGATGATGGTGTACTCAGTTACCCTGGTATTAATGTGGAGGATGTTATACGTGTATATACTGCACATGGTCAAGAAATGAATGCTAGTAAGCAGTATATCAGTAAACATGATTGCGTATATTTACGACGCTGGCACCATGATAATTACAGAGTCGACGGAATATGCGTAGGCGTCTATTCAACCTTCAGAGCGTTAGGAAGGCTGATGGAGTCAGAGAGATATTATGACCCAGAGATTTGGTCAGCAAAGATGGTTGCACTAAGACAACTATCTATACTGGAGAACGTAAAATACCATCCAGAACGTGATGCATTCTTAGAATTTTGTATGAAAAGGGATAAGTTTAGATTAGGATTGGATATCCCAGGTTTTCTTGACAATATTGACACCATTGCTAAGGAAGCTACTGACCTACTACCTGACTTCTTGGGCTA